AGTTTAGACTTAGAGAAATTACCAAAGCCTTCAACAGTCCCCATAAGAAATTCTTCTAATGCCTGAGCACCAACAATTGGTTTACCATCAGGACCAATATTACTACCGGGGTTTGCTTTTGCACGAGCCATTTTTTCTGAGTACTCGTTCTGATACTCTTGTGCTAGAGTCATTGCTTGGTCTGTACCGTCCGCTAGATTCTGCCGAATAATAGTATAGTCCTTTGGTTTTAGCTGACCATTCTTTAATAGGCTATTGGTCATCAACAATTGATTCTGAGCCTCTGAAGCAAAGTCTAGCGACCAATCATTCATGTTCGCAGAGTCGCCTGTTACGGCATCATCAAGAACTCTTTGTTGCTCACGAGTTGCTCTATCTATTTCAGCTTTCTTTTCTTCACGTACACGAGCCTCCTCACTTAATATTGAAGAAAAATTTGACCCTACCTCTGCCCAATTAATTTGTTCAGTAGGTTCTCTTTGTACATACCCTATTTTAGTCGCCATATCTTAATTATTATTGACCATAAGGTCTGCCCGTCATGGGATTAATCATCAAGTTAAAAGGTTGTTGATTAAAGCTTGCTTGATTATTCATATATGCTCCACCAAATCCTTGGTAAGAACCAACGCCAAATCCTTGATTAGCAAAAGGATTTATTCCGGCTGCAGGTGCTGCAGGTGCTGCAGGTTTTACTCCCGCTAACGCTCGCATATATCTAGGGTCGCTTGCAAAACCCGGATTAGCCTTTTTAAATTGTCTAAAATCTTTATTAGTACCTCCTACCGGGTCATATCCTGCCGCAAAGGTAGGGTCTGACTGTTGAGCAGTAGCAATTGCACCCTTAGTTGCAGTTCTATTTTGACTATAAAGAGGGACCATTGACAGACCTTGTTGTAGAGTATTTGCTGCTCCCTGTATACCCTGTGCTTTTGCGGCTGCTGCTGCATTTCTAGAGTCTGATGCTGCTAGTTGAGCACCTTCAACCTCTTGCATATCTAAACCTACATTAATATCACGAAGTCTAGAGTCTTCCTCTAAAATCGCATTCTCAATATTAATTAACTCGTTTGTCTGACGGTTTGTTGTTTCTCGTTGCTGCCCCTGCAAAGCCATTAACCCTGCACCTGCTGCTGCTGCCGCTCCTCTAGGGTCAGCATCTGCTGCTGCATCCATGAATTGCTGAACACCACCTTGAGCAGCTAGACGTTCTTGACCATATACCTCGTTGTTAACTGACATCTGCTTGGCATAGTTTACCTGCAATGCCCTACGTGCTTCAGCAAGTGCTTCATCAGCATCTTGTTCATATTGGTCAGCTTTTCTTCTTTCTTTACCTGCTTGTATAAATGAATTTGCAGTTGTACCTGCAGTGATTGTTAAACTCGCAATCGCTAATCCTGTTGCTAATCCTCCCATAATAATTTTTTCTTTTCTATAATATAATTAGGCAAGTCGTGATAGGTATCTGCATATACATCTGCCTCTGCCTCTTCAAATGTCTCTTTGTCAGTCCTATACACACAACACCAATCAGTGTCTTCGTGTATATATAAAACTCTTTGTGCTCCTTCTTTTGTTTTAATTACGTGAGGAGCAGTTATTGTTTCTACTAATCCCTCGTCAGTCAAATACGATACCTTTCCTCTAAGTAAAAATGAAGGATGGTTTTGCTTATGTACCATTGAGATTATTAAATGTCCCGCAGGCATAAATATTTCTCTTGTATACATACCATTCTCAATATGTTGCTTTAAAGGGTATACCTCTTGCAATTCTTTGCTTTGTTTTTCACCTGCTTTATGCGTTAAAGACTCATCAAAAGAATTTATTTGTTCTTGAAAAGTTTTAATTTTTTCCCATAACATTCCCGTTCCTTGGGGAATACTACTTAAAATCTGCATTGGATGCTCACTTTCCACCATAATAACAAAGATAATAATTTTAAGGGAAAGATTTCATTACTTCTGACTCAACTGCAAATAATTCAGTTTTGTCCGTATTAGTGTTCTCAAGTGTGAATACACAATAGTGTCCTAACACTCCGTGAGATTCAGCAACTGCATTTTTTATATAAAGAAAATAAGCATTCTGTATAGGTATAGGCACAGTAGTTGGGGTTGGTGTAACAGTAGGGATAAAGGTTGCTCCTACCGTATTTATAACAACTTGGTTTATCCCTGCACGTAGGTTAATATTAACCTGAGTAATTTGACCTGCAAGTTGTGGACTATTATAAGTTGGAGGTAATCCAAAATAAAACATATCGCCTATACTTAAGATATTTCCAACCTGAATTGTAAGAGGAAAATCAATAGTCGCAGTACCTGCTGCAATTGTAACAACAGAACTTCTACCAATACCATTTAAAGAACGTAAAGCATACTCTGATGTTGCGGAAGGTACAGTACCTAAGTTCCTTACAAACCCAAACCACGCACCTTCTTTTTTTTCAAAGTAAGTATCATCAATAAATCCTGAGTCTTGTATATCAGTTTTCATGGTTGCTTCCCAAGCATTATCTCCTTCTAAATTAAGTGTTTTAAATAGTTTGTTTTCTAATGGTAAATCATTAAATACACTTTTTAATGTAGAATTGTACTGAACTCCATAGTAATTATTTCTAACCTCATTTACATTATGTCGGTAAAGGTTACCCCCTTTAAATGTATAGAAATAGTTGTTCATCCCAATCATAAAATCAGGTTCATAAGAATAGAAGGATGGCCATCCTTGTACTCCTTCGTCATATGTTAGTGTATAATTAGGCATATATATATTTTTTTAAGCAGGTGAACAACTCGCTCCACTACATAAATTTAGTCCAATAACTACATTATTTTCTAGTTGCATTATTTGGAATGGACCGGTGCTTGTATCTGTAGAAGTTGCAGCATAAGCATAGAAGCCATCAGTTAATACTGAAGGAGTAATAACATCATTTAAAGCTATCTGTGAGTAATTATGATTATTTGTAGTTTGTCTTTGCGAAGTAATTGCTCTGTTTGTACCGTCACAGAATACCGAACAAACATCCTGTAGTGATGATAGGTAAATATATTCAGGGTTACAAGTTCCTACAGATGTAACAATACCATTAGTAACTTCAATATATCCACTTGTGGTTCTATACCAACCATTAGCTAATGCTTGGAATCCATTGGCATCACTAAACACATAGTCGTGTAATAAAGGAACGCCTGCAGTTCCTGTTACCGCCACATTATAATACGTTGAATTTAAAGGTGCGTTACAGGCTTCAGGGAATGACCCTGATGCAGAAGTTGAAGAACTATATCCCGGTAGAGATACCGCACAAGCTACAGTTATAGCCCAACCTGTAGCATCACAAGGACCCACTATTTCTATAGATAATGATGAAGGTGTTGCAGATGTTTTAGGGATAACCATAATAGGATTTCCCGGAGGGCTTGATGATAATGAAACATCTAATGGTGAAACTGTAATTGATTTTGTTCCTGTATTTTGAAATGCAGTACCATTGTATAGATAGGTTGGTATATTAGCATAAGTAGTTCCTGAAATACCACAATCCGCAGTTGTTGAACCTACGTAAGTAAAGAGTTCAGAACTTGTTCCTTTATGGTATCCATCAAAAGGACTACTTAATGTATTATATACTGAACTATTATAAGTAACTCTAATTCCATCAGGTACTGCCGCAGGAGCAAATGTAACAATAACCGCACCTGTCGCACTGCCTAAATCATAGTTGACTGAGTAGATACCTTGATTACCTGCAGCCCCCGGTAGATTAATAGATTCATCACACGCAGTAGAGCAATCTCCACATACCTCAGATGGTAGTAATATACAATTAACTAACTCTCTTGAATTAGTTCCGTCTGAATAAAAACCGTCCGGAGCACACACAGTTTGTGCCGCATCAGTATAAACTGATGTAGAATTAAGAAAAGTATTTCCGTCTAAGTAATATGTTGTTGGCATTTTATTTTATTTTATTTTAGGGAGCACAAGGTCCAAACTGAATTAAATTTATTTGAGCACTTGACACACTTACTGTTCCTTTTCTTGCACAGAAACTTTCTGAGTCATAACCACTTGCTCCACCAATTATTCCACCTGCCGCTAGACCATCACAGTCTGTATAGCTATATGACAATCCTGAAGAAGAATATGTCGATACAGTATAGCTAGTACAAGTAGGACAATCTGTTTCATTATCACAATTATAAGTAGATGCGTTCTGAATACTTGCATTTGCATTAACGGTAGTTGAACTTTGAACAGTTCCACATTGCGTAATACCGCTGCCACCACCTGTTCCTACTTTATATTGTACTACGTCTCCAAAAGTAAAGTTGAAAGCAGCTTGGTCTGCTACATAATCAAAACCTGTTATACAATCACGAATGACATATCCGGAAGGTGTAGGAGTGTCAGCACCACTTTGACAATCACAACAAGCAGCTAATGCAGTCGTTGCATCATAGCATAATTCAATAGGAGTACTGTTTCTGTAGTCCCAAACCAAGTAGAGATAGTCTCCTGTAGATGGCATTTGAAATTGTGCGTAGTATGCAGTGTTCCCGTTTGTTGGTGCTAAAATTGGCGTTGCAGTATTTGTTGTCGCTAATAACGCTTGAATATCTGTAGGTGTATTATTATACGTTGTACTACTTCTTAGATATTTAAACTCATCAGCCGCAATATCAAATACGAAATCATCAGGAGTAATGGTATTATTAAACATCGCTACTGTCGCACCATCAGATGGTATAACACCACCACCTTGTAGTCCTGTTATAGTAGAGTAGCTACTTACAATAGGAGCATTCCCTGTTGCAAATTTTATTTTTTCAGTATGTAATGGAGAAATAAATGTTCCGTCTTGCCATCTGTATTGGTTAGTTGTAAATAACCCTGCTTCATTATCACTTGTTATAGTCACTAAAACAATAGTAATAGAATCTGCAGCAGGACAGTTAACAGTTAACTGTAAAGAAACAGAGTCTGTAGAATCAATAAAAATTTGTGCAGTATCAATATTAACAACGTCCTTAGTGAATGTCAAAGTCCCACTTGTACTTGTTGGACCAACTACTGTTGAAATTCCATTGTATAGTGAAGTTACAGTAAATGTTCCGACAACAGAAGATACAGTGTAGTCTACAACAACATCGCCAACTAAATCTCCAAGTTCATAACAAGTAATATAATCTGTACCTTCTTTCACCTCAATAGATGTTGTTATTCCACAATCCTCACAGATAATAGGAGTAGGTAATTGAATACTATTTGATGATATTACATACTCATTCATATAAGGGTCAAATCCCCCAAGTTTTTGAGTATTAAACTTGTCAATAAACAAATCTCTAAAAAACCCTCTCATACCCATCATTGAGATTGCGGTTAACGCTTCTGCCGTTTGTCCTTTTAAGTTGATTACAGAGCCTCTCTTAGCGTCTGTGAAGTACTTATCAGGTCCCCACTGAACAAAACTCTCAGGGTTATTAGATATGCCATACTCTTCTGCTCTTGCAACTTGGCTTCCTAAGACTTTTGGTATTGCTACCACAACTCCTGAGCCACCTGCTGCATCAGACAATAAGTTTATGTCCGTTTGAACATATGATATCTTATCTTCTTGTAATGTAAGAATATCTCTTTGTCTTGCAAATAATTTATTGATAGGACCAAATGATTGCTCACAGGACTTAAAGTTTAATAAGCCAAGATTAAATTCATTTAATCCATTCCTGTTAGACTCCTCATTATAAACAGCACTATAGGTAATGTCTGAATATCTACGAACTCTTTTGAAGTCTGTGTCTGTAGTGGTATATGCTCTATTGCCAAGTTCTACTTGCTTCCCTGTTATAGCATCCTCTATCTTATAACTCTCTACACCATTACCAAAAGAGTAACAGTTAAAGAAATCAGTAAGTATTAAGGCAGGGGTATTATTTGCAAAATCTTGACTTTGCTTGGGACTAAGATGCTCTCCTGTGGTTGTGTTAATATTATATACCTCTGAAGACTCAAGCCAAATGTTTGGTGCGGCATCGATAGGTTCTGTTTCAAATATAACAAGCGAATTCGCACGTTGTATAAGAATTTCCATTTTGTTATTTGTTCGTTTTTTCCTAGAATTATATCCTTTAACGCCTTGTACATATAAGTACATTACTGCGGTAGGATTTGCTTGGACAAATTTAAAATTTACATTCAAATTACAGACAGGAGCAAGAGCGTCTAAAGTAGGGTTATAAATTCCCTCCGGTTCAGGTTCATTATTTGAGGAGCTTCTTGTTACAAAAGATGCATTTAAAGTTCCTGATATATTATCTCCCTCCCACCATTCTCTAAAACTTGAATAGTCTTGAGCAGAAGTAAAGTTTTGTTCGTATCTGTAAGTTAATCCCTGAAAATCGTTACTCTTACCTATTCGAATACTCTCGTATTTTAGAAGAATTTTTGAGCCTGCAGGAATTGGTAAGTCTATAAATTGTCCGGCATTATTAGGGTCCGGCACATTTATCTGATATGCAATTGGAGCACACGTACCTCTATTTCCTTGAGTGTCTGCTAATTTCTCTCCTTCAGTCCAAGTTGCAGGCAACCCATCGTCAATATCTGTTGTGGTACTAAAGTTATTAGCTGCTAACCTCATATATGTACCACCCGGTACTTTTATATCTTGTCCTGCATCATCAATAGGTGCAGGGTCTAACCAATCTGCAGCTTGAGCAACCTTGTCTAATACAGTAGTATAAGTACAACTACTTCTTGGTCCTGAAGTATCTGTCTTTACAATTAACTCACTACCAATTTGAACTTTTTGTGAGTTCTGTCCATCAAGCAAAAACCAATCGTCATTTGTATTAGTGTCTCTAAAAAAGAAAGTTGTATAAATAGTTTCATAAATTTCTTTATCAGCTTTTATACAGAACTTATATCTCTTAGCCCAAGAAGGAGCACGTTGTCCTGTTGGTATAGTTATTTGAATTTTATTTTGAAGTGCTGATGAAGCACAGGGAATATGAACTGCGTTATTATTACTTACTAAAGCAGTAGAAGACCTGTTAAACTCATCCATATAAACGATACCAACTTCATACCCCCGATTACTGTGAAGGCTTGTTGGGTTACCAATCTCAGAATAGGTAGCCTCTGCTGATTCTATTTGATAAGCAGTATATACACTCTGAGTAATAGTTACAAAAGCAGGGTCATCAACATACCTCATTGTCGGCAGTTGGAAAGTCAAGGATGTACTAGCAGGACTCGCAACACTAAGTATTGGCTGACCTGCAGCAGATTGACCACTCTCGTATTTATATAGGGTAATACTTCCGGGAGCCTCAAGGGTCTGTTCAACAGAACAATTAAAAGCATCGGTAAACGTAGTTCCCGTACAGGCGTTTGCAACAGTCTGTATGTTTAATGCCGTTCCTATTTTATCTTGAAAATCAGCATCTTGAAAAAGTTCAAAGACGTTAGCAAAAGGTTGTTGTAAAATGTAAGTAAACGATAAGTTAGTACCTACCTGTTGGTCTGTAGGAAAAGGTGAGTCACCACCATATATACCAAACTTATATCTTAACTCAAGAGTAAAGATACCGCCCGAAATTAAATTTACTCCGGCAAAATCTATTGATACAATTCCGTTATTCTGCTGCAGAGGAACACCAAAAGTCCAATTACCAACAACAGTTGAATCATTTAAATCAGATGCCCCAATCTCCTCAGAAATAACATTTGATATATATTCTAATCTAACAGGGCTATCTGCTAAATCTACCATGTCATAACCATCAACGTAGTTACCGTACATAAGTCTATTGCCCATTGTTGTTTGGGCTTTAGCTAATAGAGGAACATTATCGTATAGTCTTAATATTTCTGAGTTTTCAAGAATCGTAAAAATTTGACTGTTTTGAAACTCAAAAGTGTAATTTGTATTATCAGCAAGACCTTCAGTTTGTTTATTGAATTTTTCAATAATTCTAATTGTAGGGAATTGATTTTCTTTGAACAATAGTTCAATAGACTTTACTAATGGTCCACCGGAATTATAAGTTATAACCGCCATATTAGCACTCCCACTCATACCTGAATTTAGTGCAGTTGCGAAATCATATCTAAAACTGTTAGGCAAAAATGCGGGTTTGCTCCATTGAGATGTAGCAGAATATTCATTGTCTTCATATCTGTACCTATAAGCAAAACATATAAACCTTTCTTCTAAGAAGTTATCTTGACTACTTGTTGGAGTTGGGACAACAGTAGGTGATGCAATAGGTGGCTGCTTAATAACAAGGATAGCCTCATTAAAAAACCCATCAACACCCGCAACAGGATTAGCATAATTTCTTTTTACATTGATTTGTCTTGGTTGATTAAAATCATCAGTCCAATACAATAAATCTTCTACCTTATTAACTCCTGTAATTAAAAATTTAGGGTCAAAGTTTAAAGTGGTATTAACATTAAACCCTGCATTTACGCTAATTAAATGATATATTAAAGTATTAGTAGTGGTACTAAATGAAACTACTAAATCTATTTTTCCTGTTGGTGAAGAAGGATAAAGGTCATCGTGTACAAACCAATAAAGAGTCTCATTAGTGCCGTCATCAAAAGCACCTATACATCTTGCACGAGAACTTAGTGCATTGCCATTATAACTAAGTGTAGTTAACGCAAGGTTCCCTTTGGAGTTCTCTATTACACCAACCTCTGATTGCTCAGTAGAACCCATACGAACATTAAGAGCATCGATATACTCTCCGTTAGGTACAAGCCGTTCATCAACGGACTTGTTCATTCTACCTGCTATAAAATTTCTTGTAAGGTTTGCCATATTATTTTAGCCACTTATCTCGCCCTCTTAGATTCATTAACAATCTACCGGGATGAATATTACTAATTCTAATTTTTGCGTTTCTTAATAAAGCTGATTTTCTTTTCTTTGCTCTATTAACAACATACTCTTGAACCCCGTATTTTGAACCTAGAATTGCATACTCAATGGCTGCATATACATAATCTTCAAACATTTTGTTTACCGTTACGGTACTATCATTTCCATTCTCCATACCATCAGATACATACTCAAGGACAATTAATTTATCCTGAAGACCTGAACTGAAGTTAATGACTCCACCTTTAGGATTTATTTTAAAGGTAGGATTATTGTTAGCAGTCTCAGTGTTTAATCCAAACCTTGCTCCAATGTTTCTTTCAAAATACCAATCCCCCCCGTCATTATATCCGCTAAGTCCATTAAAAGGAGATTGCGAATTTAAATAAATGCTTGGTTGTATAGAGAAAATTCTTGTATAATCTAGTTCTGAAAATTGAGGAGACAATGCATTGCCGTCTTGGTCAAATAAAATCTTGCCTGTGTTGTCTTGAAGATACGCTGAAGACCAATTTGTCTGAATATTTTCGCTGAGAGGGAATAACACTCCCTCGGTTTGCACTGATATTCTAACCCAATTGACATAGTCAGAAGGTAAAACATATCTAAGTTGGTCATCGATACTTAACTCTAGTACTTTAATTTCCTTAAACGCATCGTAGTTTAATTCTTGTATAGCACGTTTTGCGTGAAATAGAATCTTAAACCTTTCTTCGTTATTTATTAAGCTATGGTTTCCTGCATACATCAACATAAAATTGTTGACTATGTCGTAGAGGGATACATATTGATAAGAACCCCAATTAGAATTTTCCGGAGCAACTCCTCCGTTTTCGTAATACTGATATTGTGAAATATATGCCATCGTATTTATTGTTCTGATTGGTTATCTAATTGTTCAAGACCCTGTGCAAATTGAACTGCACTTGCTTCACGGATAGACATACCTGCATATTGAAGTATCTTACTTATCAAGTCCGGCTCACAATCAAGTGGTAATTCAAAGTCTTGATAATCAGCTTGCGATTGGTCAAATGAAGGTTCTCCACTTACCAATGTAATAAACGTCCACTTAGGGTCTAAGGGATACCTAATATATTGTGATGCTACTTGTCCTATGTTGTTTATAGTATTAGGAAAAGCAAACATAGTATTGTCCTGCTGCGAGTATGCAGGGAATGTAAGAGTAGGCTTTGTTAAAATAGAATTATTCAACATAGTAATCTTGCTATGTGTAACCTTTTCAGCCTCCTCTACGGAGTCTGTGTATATATTATATACTATACCATTTGAATTAAATGGTT